AACTCTCAGGTCAAGAGCTTGAAGCTCTGCTACCATATACAATAGTTAATAAGATGCAACGTTCTATAGCAAATAAATTATATAATGCTTGGACACAACCTTACTTAAAGCCACCTATGAAACCTATAGGGTTTCAAGTGGATGAGGACGCTGAGGAAAATTATTTTCCCGATGTCAAGAATTCTGATTATCATATTCGAATTCATGCTGACTGTCCGATGCCACCTTGGTGCCGTGAAAAACGTGTAATTCCACATGAACCAAATTGGATGTCGCCACCAATGGACTCTGCCGAACTTGAGAGACTCAAGTTTTGTGCTAAGGGGGTCCGTTATACTCGAGGCTCTGGTAAGATCCTCTGTCACTTACTTAAAGGTTTAGCCTTTAAAGAATATAAGTGGATTGGTGGTGAAGAAAATTATAGTAGACCCACTGTTCAGTTTCCTCTATATGAAGAAACCGACAGTGAAGGTGAGGTCGTGACAGTGTGTAATTCTGACTCCTTTAAGGGGGTCCCACACACTTGTGCTGGGAGTGTAGTTGATGACTGTCTCGCTTGCGAGATGGCCGACTATTGCTCTTGTGATTTTGTCACGACATGTGTTTGTAACACACTACTATAAGTGGATGTTCTTTGATTTCATAAACAACCAACGCTATCCCGTAAGGTGAGCGTAACGAAGCTGCCGACTAGCAATGATAAGTCGATGTACACTTAGCTCGAATCAATTTTCGCTGTGTAAAGAGGTCCCATAGATTAATTTCTCAAATCCTAGTTAAGGATAGGAACTAAGGTGTCTAATCAACACTGAATGTCAACAGACTACAACGAGAGACTATAAAGCCATCATCTTTAATTCTAAATACCGTTCACCTTTTAAGTTGTTACGATGAATTAGTTTGATTATTAAGATAATTGGCGGATTTATAGATCTATGAGAGCATAGTCGCTCCACAGGCTTCTTAATCCTGTATGGTTGGGAGGACCCTTATGAATCAATCAAAGAAGGGAAAGGCAAGTCCAAAAACTTCCCGTAATGTTACGAAACAACAAACAACTGTTACTACTTTTAAAAAGCCTAGTAACGCCAAGACTGGAAATCCTAAGAAACAGTTTAACAAACCCAAGAACCAAAGTTCAAATGGTGGTCGATCAGTTGCTGATCCCACTACTCTCGAGTATTGTAAATCACTCGCAGATCCTTTTGAATTTTCAGGCCCCCGATTAGGTTGGGGCTGTATGGTTCCGACTAATGTCGTTCAGGCATATGTTCGTGGTTCTACTACAGCGAATGCTGATGGTAGTGTTTCTCTTATGATGCTTCCAAATCCATCTACAATTGTACAAGTAGCTAATGGCGGTTTAGCCGTTTCATTTGCTAGTTCTTCTACAAATGTTGCTGCTGCTGATTCTACAGCTATCAACGCGAATTATTCCGTTGGTCGCATTATATCAGCAGGGATTCGTGCATATCCTAATATACCTATGACTACTGCTCCTGGAGCTGTATATTGTGGATCTGTACCTGGCTTGACGTTTGCTCAACAACAAGCATTAACAACGGCTGATTTAGCCGCATCACCTTATTCGAGACAATTTCGCTCTTATGAAGGTGCCACAGCAACCATTCGTCCTGAGGATACTGATAGTTTTGCGTTTAATACCAAAATTGTTAGTTCTACAACGAATTTTGCTACAACTGATGACTTACCG